GCATGTGAAAAAAGATTTTCGCGCAGCGGAGGTGGGGGGGGGTGGGTGCTTCATCTGTTCGTGCGCGCGTGGGGCTTGGCGGCAGGGTGCCGCCTGCTTTTTTTGTTTTTGCCCCCTCCCCCCTGGGTGGGTTTATAGGCGAGTGGGATTTTGATCCCCTCACCAGTAGTGCCGCCCGCCCTTCTCCGGGTGCGCCTTGTTGTGGCAGGCCTCGCACAGGGCGCGGCCATTGTTCACGTCGTACTGCAGCTCCGGGTAGTCCTCCCGGTGCTTGATGTGGTGCGCCGTGGTGGCGCGCACCGGCAGGCCATGCCGGTCGGTGCGTCCGTACCGCCTGCACTCCTCGCAGAGGTATCCGGCCCGCAGCAGGACTGCGTCCCGCCATCGCCGGTGCGCGGCGGTGAGATAGTATGGATCATGCGCCATGGTATCCTCCCGGGCAAGCCCGGCATGCTGACGCGCGGCGGCCCGCCCCGACACTCCCAGCGAATGTCCGCGCCCCTCCCCGGGCAGGAGTGTGGATCCCGGGGTAACCAAAAAGGACGCCGCCATGTTGGCCGCGTCCCCAGCTTTGCTGACCCTATCATACATTCCGGCTTTTGGGCCGTCAATATGTGATCATTCGATTTAACATTTTCACCCGGCCATCCCGGCGAAGGGATTCCGCCCGACCATCTTCTGAAAATCGTCAAACTGGATCCCGATGTACACCAGCGTGGTGGCCGGCGTCTCGTGATAGAACCACTGCTGCAGCAGCTGCAGGCTGCCCCCGTTCCGGAAATAGTGATAGCCGAAGGTCTTGCGCATGGTGTGGCAGCCGATGTCCTCCCGGATGCCGCACTCCCGCTGGATGCGCTTCAGATCCCGCAGCGCCGTCTGACGGCTGATGGCCCCCACGTTCACGGGCCGCTCCCGGGTCTTCACGCTCTTCTGCTCCGGCGCCTTGCGCTTTCGCACCGGCGTCGTCCTGGCGCTGGGGAACAGCCAGGCCTCGTCCGGCATCCCGGCGCACTTCTCGCGCACAGCCTTCTTCACTTCCGTCGGGATCGGGATGGTGATGCTCTGGGCGCCGCGCTTGTGCTCCTGCTTGTGCGGCAGGTAGGTATAGCTGTTCTTGTCGCGCAGATCCCCCACCTTCAGATCCACCAGATCGCTGATCCGCATGCCCAGGTTGATGCCCACCACCCAGAGCAGGTACATGCGCCGCCCCTGCGGGCTGTCCATCTGCCGAAGCTGCTCCGACGCCCTGAGGATCTCCTCCAGGTCGCGGATCGGCTGCATCCGTCTTCCCATGTTCCACCTCTCAACTTCTGTAATCATCTTTCCGGGCCGCTTTCCGGCCCGGTAATAATAGGAAGCGTCTTTTCCGGCCATCTTCGCCCCGGACGCCTGAATACATATCGTGCGGGCGTAATCCCGCCCGGATCCGCGGGAGAAAAACCGCGACGTCGCGGTATTTGCCCGATATAGCACCTGCTATATCAATAGCGCATCTCCTCCCGGTATTCCCATCTCCCGGGCTCGAAGTCCTTCTCCTCCTCGGTGTACTGGGCCCCGCCGCCCTCGGCCATGATGGCCAGCCGCTCCTGGGCGTCCTCCAGGGCCCTGTCCAGCTCGTCGACGCGGTCGTCCAGCTGCTCCAGCACGTTGGCCGCCGCGCACAGGGCGCCCGTGTCCCGCCTGGCGTTGACGATGCCCACCATGGCGATGTCCCGCAGCTCCTTCGCCAGCTTCCTGGCCTCGCTCCCGCTCATCTGTCCCTCCTGAATCCGTTGGCATACGGGCAGGTGGCGAAGTGACTCCGCCAGCCCCGCACCTTGCTCCCGATCACCGCCACGTGCGGGTCGCTGCCCTTCGTGACGCGCCCGTCCTCGGTGACGATGGTCTCGGTGCCGTACCTGTCCTCATACATCACCGGCGACGGATCCACCGGCATCATTCGCCCGGTCTCCATCCTGATCCAGCGGATCTCATGTCCGCAGCCCTTGCATATCGCCATGCTCGTCCTCCTGTATCCTGATCAGCCCGGCCTCCGCCGCCAGCAGCGCGCAGGCGATCAGGTAGGTGTCCCGGTAACGCCGCACCGTCACCACCGACACGCCCATCAGCCTCGCCGTCCGCTCCAGCGTCAGCGGGCTCCCGGTTTTCCATCCGTACAGCAGCCAGGCCGCCCGCCCCTCCCGGGTGCCCGCCGGGTAGAGCCGTTCCAGCCTGCGCATCACCTCGTCCCAGCGCAGGGCGGAGCGCAGCCGCTCCTCGGCCTCGGTCACGCTGATGGCCCGGCGCTCGATGCCGTCCCCGCCGGGCGTGCCCCGGCCGCCGCCGGCGGCGTCGAAGGCCTGCCCCTTCACGGCGTGGGCCCATTCCCGGGCGTCCCGCAGCTCCTCGGCCGCCAGCGGCACCAGCTCCAGCCGCCTGCGCAGCTTCGCCTCGCAGATCCGGTACGCCCGGTTCTTCCGTTCCTTCGCCATCCCCCGCCTCCCGCTTACAGCCCGTCGACCCTGGCGTCCAGCTCGGCCTCGGTGTACGATCGCTGGGTGTAGCACTGGGCCGTCACCCGGCGCGGCGGCGCGGCAAAATCGCCCTCCCGGTGCTGCCAGGAGCGCATGGCCGCCCGCCAGTCGTCTATCTTCCAGCCGCGGGTGGCGTAGTAGTCGCAAAATTTCAGCGGGTTCACGGCGAAGCCGATTTCTTCGGCGTAGGCCCTCACCTCGTCCAGGGTGGGCGGCGCCGCCCGGCGCCTCTCTCTCTGTTTGCGTTTTTGTTTATCACGCTCAAGATACGGAGATATATTATTATCAGGGCGGCCCCCATTACGGGGGACAAAATTGTCCCCCGCTTTGTCCCCGGCAGTGTCCCCCGCTCCGTCCTTAGTGGATGATTCGGTCTCCACGCCGAATGCGTCCCAGACGATCTCATACCTGGGCTCGCTGTTGCCGTGGCTGCCGGGCGTCACCCGGATCAGGCCCAGCTCGACCAGCGCCTGGCGGATCTGCCGCAGCCGTCTGTCCGCCTTGACGCCCTTCAGGCCCATATAATAGATCATCTTGGCGTTTCCGACAGTAAAAGCGCCCTCCGGGAAGCCGCGCTCGTTCAGCATCTCAAACAGGCTTTCCAGCATGTCCTTGTAATCAGGCTCCAGCTCCAGCCGCCTGCAGGTCTCCCGGATCGCCCGGTGCGCCCGTACATAGTTAATCCGCATGCTCCACCTCCGCCCACGCCTTCCGCGCGGCATCCAGTTCGTAATCCTTATAGGTTCTGAGGGACTTCCTCGGCCGGAACTCCCCGGCCAGGTGCCGCTCCAATATGGCCCGCTCGGCCTCGTCCCGGCAGGCCCGCAACAGTTGTTTGCAAGCCGTGCAAACGTCCAGCGGCCTGTCGCTGATTGTTGCCTTCCGGATCACCGGCAGGCGGCACACCGTGCCCGGCGGCACCGGCGAGACCTCGCTGACGATGTCGGGAAAGGCGATGGCCCGCTGCCTGGGGTAGCGAAGCAGGCCCACCACCCGGACGATGGGATCCACCGTCCCGGCGTGGCCATGCTGCCCCGCGCCCACCAGCTCGCACAGATATTCCTCGCCCAGATCGGAGCGTCCGCAAACAAGCAGCCCCATCGCTGCCTCCTTCTACGCTCCTATGAGTCTAATCGCATGTGCGGGGTCACGTAGACCCGCCCACGCTCCCGCCTCTCCCGTCCGTTGGCCGTATAGCCTTCGCGCGTCCCCGTCCGGGGCCGTGCTCAGGCTGCATGGCCGGGAAAAAGCGTGCACTTAATAAGCCCGCCGGAAATCCTCGTTTCCGCAGGTCGCCGCCCGCTGGGATCTGCCATCCGCCCCGGTGCCGATCCGGGACTGGGCGCTCTGGCGGCGATGCGCGCCCCGGGGAACCGTCCCCGCGGATGATAAGCGGGCCCGCAGGCCCGGAAGAGGTTATTTTAAGTTGGTTTCTCTGCTTTGATCTGCTCGATCATACGAAGGAATACTGCCGTTTCTTGTAATCCTCCGATTGGTACGCCGCTGTTTATCTTGTCGTATTTATCAAGTGCTTCGTCAACGTATTCAGCGCCGATATTCTTCCCGACCCACAAAGCAACTTCTTTTCGGAGGTCATACAGCCCATGCTTTTTGCGGAATCTTTTAAACAGCATATAAACTCCTATGTAGCGGCGGCCCCTGGGCCGCCATCCCGCCCGCAGGCGGTCTGGGGATCGGCGATCCGCACCGAGGGCATCCGCTCCGCCAGCTTCATGGCATCCCGAAGGCCGTCTGCGTATGGATGGCAGCGGCCCTCGGTCTCGGCGTCCAGGATCAGCTTGTCCAGTGCGATCAGCAGCTCGTCCCGGTCGATCACGTCCGCCACGGCTCCGCCTCCCGCTCCTCGTCGGTGGGTGTCCCGTCCCACAGCCGCAGGCCGTACCCCAGGTTATACCATCGGCTCAGACTCTCGCGGGAGGTATAGTCGCCCTCCTCGTTGATCAGATGCCCACGGCAGTAGGCCACCTGGGTCAGAACGCTCATCTCGGGATCTTCGTCGTCCGGCGCGAACCGGCTCTCCATGACCGCCCCGCCGCAGCCGTTCAGGATCTCCTCGATGGTCATCAGTCGTGACATGCCTCAACCTCCTCCCTGCGGCGCCGGATCTGCATCCGCATATCCGGCTGTGCAAAATACTTCCGAAACATCGCCGACACCAGCAGGCAGGCGTCCTCCACGCTCATGTTCTCGGCGATCAGCACCTCGCCTTCGTCGATGAGCTCGTACACGTTAACTCGTTCTTCGATCATCTTTTCCGCTCCTTCCGCCTGTACGGCGCCTGGATCCGCATGCTGTCGGCCTTGCCGTAGCTCCCGGCCTTCGCGGCCATCACCCGGGCGATCTCGGCGTCCTTCCTGGCCCGCTGCTCCCGGTAGCGCTCGCAGGATCCGTGGCAGCCCACATGCCGCTCCTCGCAGCCGTAGCAGCAGTCAATCACCACGCGCCCCACGCAGCTCCGCCTCCTGAGCCTTCCCCTCTGGGGAAGGTGGCGCGCATGCGCCGGATGAGGTTATCGTGGCCGTCAACCGTCGTTTTTTGCACGCAGCTCCGCCTCCAGTCGCCTGATATACTCCCTGGCGTCCAGCATCAGCGCCTTCTGGCAGTCCAGCACGCCGCCGACCTTGTCGCTGTAGGGGCAGTCGTCCGGGCACATGCCCCCGTCCGCCGACACGATGCAGCAGTCCAGCCCGCGCATCAGCTCAGATGAATCCATCGTTCTTCAGCCTCCCCCACAGCTCCTTCACCGCCTCCTGCCGGGGCCGCTTGCCGCGCCGGGACACCCGGGCCAGCTCCATGACCTCGGCGTAGCTGTAGTCCGGCTGCGCCGGGATACCCCCTTTTCTTCGCCGCGCGGACACCGTGTAGGTCTTCACCCCCAGCGCCTCGGCGATCTCGCCGAGGGTGTAGTGCTTCTCCTTGCGCGGATCACCGAGTGTCAAGGCTTGTTCCCCTCCTTCGCCAGCCCCAGCAGGAGCATGATCGCCAGCATCACCCAGCCGGCGGCGACGCATCCCCCGGGCACGGCCACGCCGTTGGCCCGCAGGATGTACATGGCCAGGATGGCCAGAAAGATCCAGATGATGCCCATTATTCCGCCCTCCTTGCCCTGCCGCCCTGGTCGTCCATCTCCCCGGCGTCCACCCGGCGCAGGTATTCGGCGCCGTAGCAGCAGCCCGGGTCGCAGCCCCGGCACCGGTGCCAGGGCACGCACAGATATTCCCGCAGCGCCCGGCAGCTCATGGTCTCCGGCCGTGGCGGCATCAGGTAGGGCGCGTCGCTGACGCAGGGCTCCGTCCCGCTCATGGCGGGCTCCTTGTGCAGCGCGTTCATGCGCTCCCCTCCATTTCCCGCCTGCGCCGCATCAGCGCCAGGCTGCTCCACCCGGCGATCATCTCCCGGGCCGCCGCGAACTCCCCGGCGGGCAGGTCGTGCAGGTTGCCGATGCCCCAGGCCCGCTGGGCGTCCCGCCGGATGGCGGCCGCGATGGCCGCCGCGTGCTTTTTCTCGTCCAGGCCGTAGCGCCTGCAGAGCTCCCCGGCCCGCTGCCGGGCCGCCGTCCCCAGCGCCAGCGCCTGCTGGTGGTTGATGGTCATCCGCGCCATGATATCCCTCTGCTGGTTGGTGATGACGCGCTGGGCCGCGCCCAGCATGGCCGCGATCTGGCCGATCTGCTGCCGCAGCTCCCGGTTCTGGGCCGCCAGCTCCTCCACCTGCCCGGCCAGGCTCGCCACCTGGACGGACAGGGTTTCCTCCGGAAGCCTTCCCCTATGGGGGCTTTGAGCGCCCGGAAAACCTTCCCTTGGGATGGTTTTCAGCGAAAAGCGGGCGGAATGCCCCGGGCGGTGGCACGGCGCAGCCGTGACGGATGAGGTCGCCACCAAATCGCCCGCAGGCGATCCCGGAGCCCTGGGCTTCAGGGTGAGCTCGTCCATCAGCTCACCTCCCCGTCCGCCGCCAGCGGGCCGTCGGTCATGTCCGCCCGCTGGGCGTCCAGCACCCAGCGCCGGGCGTCCTCCATCAGAAACTTAAACTGCCGCCTGCTCTCTTCGGAGCGGAAGGTCTCGGGATCATAGGGCAGCAGCTGCGCCACGATCAAAAAATCGTTCAGCAGCCGCTGAGCCTCGCTCAGCCGGTCGCCCTGGCTGCCGCCCCCGCCCTGCTGGCGCAGGCGGATGTTCTCCTGACGCTGATCAGCCAGCTGCCGCTCCAGATCCTCGGCGGCCTGGTAGGTCTCCTCCATGCTGGCCCGCAGGTGTGCGTTCTCGCTCTTGATCTTAGCGTAATCGTCGGGGACTTCCACCACCTTCACGGTCTGGGGCGGCGCGGCGCGGAGCCGCTCGTTCTCCCGGGCCAGCTCCCGGGCGTTATTCTCCCACTCTCCGGCGGCCTTTTTGGCGTTGTGGGCCTCGATCTCGGCGGCCGCCGCCCTGGCGCTCGCCTTCTCGTTGACGCCTGCCAGCACGTCCCGCTCTTTTTTGATCTGATCCCGCTCGGCGATCAGCTTGCGGATCTCCCGCACGCTGTCCTCGCCGTGATTCCTGGCGAAGTCCTCCCGTTCGTCGCCTGGAAGCCGCAGGATCTCAAAGGCCTTCGAGATGGGCAGCGCCGTCAGCAGGCTGTCGGGCTCCACCTCCCGGGAGAGCCGCATCATCCGCTGCACGGCGTCCGGCCCGAACCCCGTGCGCTTGCGGTACTCATCCATGAAACCGCCCCACTCCCCGTGGGGCAGCTTCTCCTTCGCTTCGCATAGCACCCGGCCCAGCCGCCAGATACTGCGGCCCATGTCCCCGGTATAGCTCATGGCCTCGGCCATGTAGTCCGCCGCCATGCGGGAGAGCACCCCGGAAGCCTTCCCCTCTGGGCCCGAAGCGCCTGGAAAATGATCCAGTGGATCATTTTCAGCGGAGGGCGGGCCGGAAGGCCCCGGAGAAGGTGGCGCAAATGCGCCGGATGAGGTCTGCGCGTCCAGCAGCTGCTGCAGCTGCTGCGGCGTGTACAGCTCATCGTCTATGCTCAGGTGTGTGCCGCGGGACACCTCTATAAAGCTGTCCCCGCAGCTCGCGCCGTGGTGCCGGTTTGTTTTCAGCGCCTCCCGGATCTCCGGCAGGCTCATGCCGGGCCGCAGGCCGAAGCTGCGCAGCTTATCCATCACGGCCCCGCTCAGTTTTTTCATCTCTGCCATGTTCGTGTTCCTCTCTGTCTCTCTGTCTGTCTGTTACTGCTCCGGCCCGAGCGGGATGGTCTTGTCCTCGCGGATCTCCGTGCGATCGAACATCTTCTTCGTGTTCTCTCCCGCCATCTGCGCCAGAGCGACCGCCATCCGAAAGCGCTCGCTCAGCCGGTCTTCGCCGTATAGCAGCGCGGCCATCATATGGGTGTATTCCTTGACATCGGCCACTCCGACCAGTGCCTTGTACATCCCGCCTTCAGCGTCGTCCCGCGCCAGGATCAGCGCGTTCTTCAGTCCGTCCAGCACCTTCGGCTCCTCGCCGGGCACCTCAATCGTGATTTTCACCAGCTTCTTCATCGTGTTTCTTCCTCTCATTCCTCTGCCCGTATGTCCTGAATGATGTTAATCCCTACCAGGTCGTATTCCGCGTCCTCGCCGAACAGCACGCCGGACAGCATGGTGATGATGTCCATGGCGTCCCTGGCACGGATCAGCAGCCAGGTCTCTTTCCCGTTGAATTTGGATCGGATCGTGATTCTGTGCAGTGTTTTTTTGGGCAAATCGTGTTCCTTCCTTTCCGTCCCTCCCGCCCCGGGCCGCTCGTGCCCGAGCCTTTATCGCCCGGCCAGGCTTGCCCGGGGAGTTCGGTTCCTTCGCGGCTGGCTCCGGGCCCTCCCCCGGATCCATCCGCCCCTATCTGCTGCTCCCCGTCCTTCCGGGGTGTATGCCGCCCGGCATGGGGACGCGCCGGGCGCTGTCGCCGTCTTTCCGGCTGCCAGTTCATCAAAAGCGCGCGCCTACCGGCGACCACTTTTATTTGGGCTTGCGCCCTGGCTGAGGGCCCCGGAGTTGCACCGGTGCCAGCGGGCGTCCTGATCCCGCATGCCATCAACGGCAGGCAGTCTCTCCGGCTGCCAGCGGCCCTCAATGGAGTGCCGGTCTTCCCCGGCTGCCATCGGCCCGTTTCTTCCGCTCTGTGCCAGAGGGACGTCCGGCCGCCCGACGAATCGATAGCCCCTTTTTCCGTTGCAAGCCTTGACGCCCGCTGTGCGGGCCGCTTTTGACGATCCCCAGGCCGTAGGGGACATGCTGAAAGGGTAAGCCCTGGCGTCGGCCGCGGGAGCCGCCCCCGCGCCCCGGGGCTTGTACCCCCGGAGGCAAACTGTGCGCCGATCTGTAGCGGCGGCCCCTGGGCCGCCATGCCGCCCGCAGGCGGCGCCCGGATGAGGTATGCGGCCGCCGCCCGCCGGAGCGGGCGCGGGATTGACGGCCGCCAAACAAAGGAAGTCTGTCCGCCCTGATCGGGCTGGTGGCGGGCTGCGGAATTGCGCCGCGCGGGCTCGCTGGCCCGCCGCTGATCCCGGAGGATCGCCCGCCATAGCGCGGCTGCCGCCGGACAGACAACCGGCATGGGATTGACAGCCGCCGCAGACAGAAAGAAACACGTCCCCGCGCTTGGCTCGCGGGGTGGCGCGGCGGCCGGGTGCTGCCCCCGGCGGCGGGCCGGCACTCTCACATGTCCATGCTCATATGATGATGCCCGTCCGCGCTGGCGCGCCGCATGGTGATGTCACGCCCTCCTGGCCGCCGGGATCGCGGCCTCCTGCCCGATGTACATGGCCCCGGCCACGTCCCGGATCATGTAGCCGTAGCCGTTCCCCAGCCGGTAGCGGGTCAGGCCGCACTCCTGCAGCCACTCCCGCACGCAGCGCACGTCCCGCCCCCAGAACCGGGCCAGATCCGGCGCGTTGATGATCCGCGCGCCGTCGGCAAAGTCCGCCAGCTCGTCGAAGATCGCCTGCTGGCCGGCGGGCATTTTAAGCCTGGGCATGATGTCCTCCTGTCATAGTCTTCCCCTCTGGATCTGCGCCGTTCGCCCCTCCGAAAGCCTTCCCTTGGGAAAGCCTTCCCCTCTGGGGGCTTTGAGCGCCCGGAAAACCTTCCCTTGGGATGGTTTTCAGCGAAAAGCGGGCCGGAAGGCCCCGAGCGGTGGCACGGCGCAGCCGTGACGGATGAGGTTATGCGCTCAGATCGTCCTCGATCAGATCGTCAATCGCGCAGCGCAGCGTCCGTGCCAGCCGCCACATGGTGCCGATGGTGGGGTTTGGCTTGTCGCTGGTCTCAATCTCGCTGATCACCGGCTGCACCACGCCGCTTCGGCGGCTCAGCTCCGCCTGCGTCAGCCCCCGGCGCTCGCGCCAGGCCTTTAATATGATCTTCATGGTACAACCTCCAAATACCGCAGTTCCGATATATAAAATACCACAGCTCCGATTGTCTGTCAATAGCCAAACCGATATTTTTATGTTAAAATCAGTATAGTCTTAACGATAACTGAAAAGCGGGAGGTGCGGCCATGGATTCGGTGGGCGAAAATATAAAGAGACGAAGAAAACTGCTCGGGATCACTCAAAACGCGCTCTCACGGCTTTCCGGCATATCGCAATCCGCAATCAGCGACATAGAAAACCCGCAGGTGACGAAGCTGCCGAACATCGACACAATCAAAAAGCTGGCGGCTGCCTTGCAGTGCACGGTGTCCGACCTGACGGGCGAGACGGCGCAGGACAATGCCGCAGCCCTCTCCCCCATCGAGCGCCGCCTCCTGGCCGCCGTGGCCCGGCTCAACGCCCAGGGCATGGAGAAAGTCATCGCCTACGCGGAGGATCTCTGCGAGACCGAAAAATATATACGGGGGTCGGCGGCTTCGGCCGTCTGATCCTGCTGCCCCAAAAATAAAAAAGCCGCCCACGCGGCAAAGGAGGCAACCATATGGCAAAGCAGAACAGCAGCTGGATGGAGCAGGGCTATCATCCGCCGAGGCAGCCGCTCCCGGCCCGGCAGCCCGCATGCCCGCCCCAGCAGCCCGCCTACACGGCCCCGCCGCCCCAGCAGCCCGTGTACGCCCAGCAGACCATCAACGTCAACGTAAACGTAAGCGGCGGCGGGCGCAGCGAGAGCTATTTCGACGGCGGCGTCCTCTCGCTGCTGGGGCTGGAGATCGTCAATTTCTTCATCATCCTCCTGACGGCGGGCATCTGCTATCCCTGGTCCATCTGCCGCAAGTACCGCTGGGAGCAGCAGCACACTGTCCTGGACGGCAGGAGGCTGGTGTTTGACGGCACGGCCATGGGGCTCTTCGGCACCTGGATCAGGATCTGGTTCCTCTGCCTGGTCACGCTGGGCATCTATATTCTCTGGGCGCGGATCAGCGTCAAGCGCTGGATCACCCGCCACACGCACCTGTCATGAAGCTGCCGGCCATCCGCCAGCTGCCCAGCGGCAGCTGGTTTTGCCGCGTCCGCATCGGCGGCCGGGACATCGCCATCACCGAGCCCACCCGGGAGCGCTGCAAGGCCCGGGCCATGGCCTACAAAACCGGCGTCATCGCCGCCCGCCGGGAGCCGCTGAGCGTCACCCTCGGCGCGGCCTGCGACGCCTATATCGACGCCCGCCGTGGCATCCGCAGCCCCACCACCATCGCCTCCTACGAGAAGATCCGCGCCCAGTATTTCCAGGGCCTGATGGGCACGCGCCTGGACAGGATCGATGAGAAAGCGCTCTCCCGGGCCGTCGCCCTGGAGCGCCAGCGCGTCAGCCGCCGGGGCGCTCCCCTCAGCGCCAAGACGCTCGCCTCGGCCCTGGGCTTCGTCCGCGGCGTCCTCCGCGAAAACGGCGTCACCCTGGGCCGCGTCGCCGCCCCGGAGGTCAAGCGCCGTCTGGTGCAGCTGCCGGAGCCCGGCGCCGTGCTGCGGGCCGTGATCGGCACCGACATCGAGCTGCCCTGCCTGCTGGCCGCCTGGCTCTCCCTCAGCATGTCGGAGATCCGCGGCCTCACCCGCTCCAAGTCCGTCCTGGACGGCAAGCTGTACATCGTAGAGACGCTGGTGACCGTCAAGGGCCGCGACATCCGCAAGGAGGGCGGCAAGGAGGAGCAGCGCTCCCGCGTGCTGGACATCCCGCCCTACATCCAGCGCCTGATCGACGCCGTCCCCGGCGACGTCCTCGTCCCCCTCTCCATCCGCCAGATCGAGCGCCGCTTCGACGCGGCCCTCCGCGCCGCCGGTCTCCCCCACATGACCTTTCACCAGCTCCGCCATCTCAACGCCTCCGTCATGGCCATGCTGGGCATCCAGACCGAGATCGCCCAGGAGCGCGGCGGCTGGAAGACCCCGCACACCATGCAGCAGGTCTACACCCACACCTTCACCGCTCCCCGCCAGGCCGCCGACGCCGCCATCGACGCCTATTTCTCGGCCCAGATCGGCAACAAATCGGCAACGCCCACCAAAAAACGCAGAGTTTACAAGCTCCATAAAGACTGAGCAAGGCGTTCGATTCTCCTCACCTCCACCATAAAAAGCCGCCCGAAAAGGGCGGTTTTTTGTTGTGAATCAACGGAAAATCGGGGATTTTGGAAGGTTGCAGGGATTGGGCGGAAGTGCATCTAAGTGCATCTAAAAGCATCCAATTTGGCAATGAAAATGGCAATGAAAAACCGCCCCCGGAGGGGCGGCGCGGGTGGGTGAAGGGATCGGGCGAGCGGGTGAAGGGTGCGGGGGGTCAGGCGAATTTTTGATAGTTGTGCTTGAGCTCGGACTGGTCGAGGACGACATATTGCATCGTCGTATCGATCTTGTCGTGGCCCAGGATCGCGGCTACCTCCTGGATCGGCATGCCGTGGCGGATCAGGCCGGTGGCCAGGGTGCGCCGGAACTTGTGCGGATGGACGTGGGAGACCGAGGCCGCGGCGCCCAGGCTGGCCAGCATGCGGCGCACGCCGCCGGGCGTGAGCCGCTCGCCCAGGCGGTTAAGGAACAGGGCCGGGTGGGCGTCCTGGCGGGTGGAGAGGTAGTCCCGGACGGACATGCAGGCCACCGGCGAGAGGTAGACCAGGCGCTGCTTGTTGCCCTTGCCCAGGACGCGGCACTCGCGGGAGAGGAGATCCACATCCTGGCGGTCGAGGCGGGTCATCTCGCTGACGCGGCAGCCGGTGGCCGACAGAAAGGCGATGATGGCCCGGTCGCGGGGAGTTGATGCGGCCATCTTGAGGCGCTCCACGTCCACTTCGGAGTAGCAGGTCTTGATCTGCTTTTGGTATTTGACAGGCCCCAGATTGGCCGCCGGGTTGCGATCCAGCAGGCCCTCCCGGTGGAGCCAGCCGAAGAAGGCGGAGTAGACCTGGCGCTCGCCCTCCAGGGTGCGGTCGCTGATGCCGCGGGCCTGCTCGTCCGCCAGGTGGCGGCGCAGGTGGTAGACCGTGAGGAGGCGGGCCGGAGCGGCCGCGGAGGCCAGCAGGCGGCCCAGGATGTAGCGGTAGCGCTCCAGCGTTTTGGGGCTGCGGCCCTGGACGCGCAGGGCCGAGAGATAGGCGTCCAGCAGATCGTCCGGGGCGTCGGCAGCGGCGGGGATCCGCGCCACGTCGTAAGCCGCCAGGGCGTCGGATGCGGCGGACAGGGCCCGGTCAAGATCCGAGGCGGTCAGGACGGAGGAGAGGCCGCGGCGCAGATCGTCCAGCAGCAGGGATTTGGATTCGATGGACATGGGATCACCTCCTCGTGGTCGGCGGGGCGGGATGCCTTACGGGCGATCCGCCCCGGCCTGCCGCGCCATGTCGGCGCGGATCAGGCGCTTGAGATAGTTGCTGGTGCCCTCCGGCTGGGCGTCGATCCAGTCCATCATGGCCATGTCGTCAGGGCTGCCGGTGTTGAGGTTCAATTTGCGGAATTTGATGCGCTCGCGTTGGTAGGCCTTGATGTACTCGCGGCGGTCGGGCTGGATGTCTGTCATGGCGGGCCTCACTCTTCTATCAGCTCCACGGACACGGTTCCAGCGTCCAGCATCTCAATCCAGTCTTCGTCCGCGTTCTCCCGGCAGTCCCGGATATAATCCTCGGCGGTATAGCCTTCGTAGGCGTCAACGGTGTCGATGGGGCTGGTAGCTCCGGTGGTGGGATCGGTGTAGTTGATCTGGTATTTCATGGTTCGTCCTCCTTCTCAATCTTCCGGGCTTTGGCCCTCGGCTGGCCTTGTCTCAACTTCTGGCTTATTATAGCACGTTTAGGTCTATACTGTCAACAGATTTTTTTGAGAAAAACGAGATTTTTTCAAATAAAAAAGCCCCGCCAGGCGGCGGGGCGATGGGATGGGGTGCGTTTACCTCTTCCGTCAGCTGCGCTGACACCTTCCCCAGAGGGGAAGGCTTTTGGAGAACGGCTGCGCTGATGCCACCTCCAAAGGGAATGTTCGTGGAAAACTGCCGGAATCACTGGGGAGGCTGGGCCGAATTGACGGGGAGGTCGAAGTCGACCGAGAGATCCACGATGCGGGTGGACGCCGTGCCGGCGCCCTGGATGCGGCCCGCCAGGGTGGAGGTGTTGGGATAGTAGTAGACCGTGCCGGTGGTGTAGTTGACGCCGTCGGTGCTGTAGGTGGCGGTCAGCGGGATCGAGGAGCGCTGGTCGGTGGTTCCCCAGCCCGCCGGGATGTTGATCTGCCAGGACTGCCAGCGGATGGAGGTGGAGAACCGGCAGGCATAGTGGCCCACGGTGGTGCCCAGCGTCAGGTCACGGGTCAGCTCGTTGGTGATCTCGGTGATCTCGCCAGACCAGCCGTCGGTGGTGAGCATGGTCATGGTGGTGGTGCCGCGGGCCTGGCTGACGAAGATGGCCGTCAGCTGCACGTGGGTGCAGGTGGCCGCCGGGATGGAGATCAGGCCGTTCTCGAGGATCGTGGCCGTGACCGGGCTGGTCTCGGTGGTTCCGTCCCAGATCCGGGCGAAGCAGGTCTCCGGAAAAAAGGGCCGGAAGCCCTCCGGGATGAAGGCCAGCTGCGTGACCTCTGCCCGGTTGAAGGTGATGTCCAGCGCCAGGATGGTGGTGTCGAGGGTCTCCTTAAAGACGCTGTTGGTGATCTCGGTCACGCCGGTCAGGCCGCTGGCCATGGTCATCGTGGTAAACTCTACATTCCCGCCACCCGCCCCAGAGGCTATGCAGACGTAGTTCCCCGGGCCGTTGGATTTCTGGACGGTCACGGTGATCGCCAGCTCGCCTCTGGGGAGCATGGCGGTTCTGAACTGCAGACGCCCGTTGAGGGCCGCCACCCGGATGGGCGCGCGGGGCCTGACGGCGCTGTCCGCGTCGGTGAAAAACGCCGAGACGCAGGTGCTCTGGGTCTGGGTGACCAGGCCGGGCACGCTGTAGTAAAATGTGTAGGGCGCGGCGCTGCCCTCCCAGGAGGCCAGCGGGATGGTGACGGCGAAGACCCGGGGCATGTTGTCCAGCAGCGCCTGGGCGGTGCCGCCGGAAGACACGGGGGCCTGGCTGCCGATGGTGGGCGCGTCGTCCAGATGGGTGCCGTAGTTGCCGATGTATTCGGCCAGACGGTCGAAGGAGGTGATGCCCGTGGGGCTGACGTGCAGGCGGTAGACGGCCTCCTGGCGGGTGCTGCCGCCGGCCGCCAGATCGTCCTGGGTGAGGGCCGGATCCTGGGCCGCGCCCGCGCTGGCGGCGTCGGCCCCGCGCAGGACACGGAAGGTGTAGGTGTCCGCGGTGGCGCCGCCGCCGCGGATGAACTCCGCGATGACCAGGTCGTGGCGGTAGGCGCCGGCGGCGCCGGACTCCACGGGCAGGTCGGCGCTGGTGCCGCCCTGGACGGAGAGCATGTAGCCCTGCATGCAGTACATGCCCGGGGCCATGCGGACGGTGTTGGCGTTGACGATGGTCAGGGCCAGCTCCTGATCGGCCAGGGTGATGCCGCTGACGCCCACCATGGCCCGGTGGAGCTGGGCGTCGTCCTCGGCGTAGATGTGCGGCACCGCGTCGGGCGGGGTGTAGATGGTGATGGGCTTGATGGCCATCTGCGTTTATTCGCACGTGCCGGGTTACGTAGACCGGCCCGTGCTCTCCTTTCTATGGTTGTTGGCCGTATAGCCTTCGCGGTCTCCTGTTCGGAGACACGCTCAGGCCGTTGTGTCGTGGAGAGCCGCCTGCGGGCGGCGTGGCGGCGTGGGCGCCGCCGCTACAGGAGGACGATGACCGGAAGGCGGTCAGTCGTCCGCGGGAGGCTTTTCGGGCTCCCGGGCCTCGGCGGCCGCGTGGGCCTCTGTCAGGGAGGGCGTCGGGGCCTCGGCGGCTGCCGGGGCGGCGCCCTTTTCGCGGAGGATCTCCAATGCCTTCATGAGGATCGCCGGGATCTTGACGCCCATGGAGGCGGCGTTTTCCAGGATGGAGAGCGCCTCGGCGGCGATGAACCAGAGGCAGGTGGCCCCGGTGACCGCCGCGAACTGCACGCCGGCGCCCAGCTGGATGGCGCGGTCGGCAAGGGCGGCCACCATCACCACGATCAGCACCAGGATCTTTTTGAGCAGGCCGGTAAAGGCCGCCCGCGAGCTGAGGCCGCCGGTCTCGGTTTTGGGAGACTTGCCCATGAAACCGCAGAGGATGCCGGTGATGTAGTCCAGCGACATGACGGCCAGCAGGATCCAGATCAGCGGGGGCATCCCCGTGAAGAACGAGATGATGGCGCCGGCCAGCGCCGAGAGGGCCTTGACGATTTTATCCCACATTTTAACCTCCAAATGATATTCAGCCGACAGCGCCGGTGATCAGCAGGGCCAGCTGATCCTCAAGCTCCCGCAGGTGCTCGGTGGTGGCGATGATCTCGGCGATGATGGCGGCGGCGTCCTCGTCCTGATTGAGTTCTTCAACATTTGTTTGAGATTGCGAAGAATTTGTTTGAGATTGCGAAGAATTTGTTTGCTCCTGCGTATTTTTCGCCTCTTCGGGCGCATCCGCCAGAAACTCCGTCATGCAGTAGCCCTGGCGGCCATCGGCGGTGACGTAGGCCCAGCCGTCGCTGTACAGGGTGACGACGGTGACGGGATCGCCGGGGTACAGACGGCCGATGGACTCGGCGGATTTGTCCGGGGCGGCCCGCAGGTTGAGATAGCCGTCGCCGGTGACGATCATGGGGATGTTCACGGTGTCCTCCTTTGCCGGTTCTTCCGGCGCGGTCTCGCCCTCCGGGCCATCTGTCCAGGTCTTATTGCCCTCGATGTAGGTCACGGTCACGCCCTCCTTCATCGCCTTCTGCACCTCGTCCCGGTAGGCGTCCATATTCAGGCCCCAGGGGCGCAGCCACCAGGTGATGTCGCCGTGGTCGGTGGCCATGCCCATGCGGTGCAGCTCGGCGTGGTCGCGGACGTTGCCGATATAGATGCCGAACTTTTGGCAGAGATAGGCGCAGAGGTTGACCGATGTCTCCCAGACCGCCCGCTGGAAATAGGCGCGGTTGTTCCGGGCGTCCTCGCAGACCTCGAAGCCGATGAAGCCCTGGGCGTTGGCGGATTTCTTGCCGCTGTCGCCGGAGCCGGAGAGCCAGCAGTGCTGCTCCCAGGGGAGCGCCTGGTAGACCGTGATGGTCTGGCCGTCGGCCAGCAGGCCGATGTAGGCGTTGGCGCACACGTTGCCGCCGGGGCGGTTGTGCGTGTTGCCGTATTTGTTCGGCCCCAGCAGGCCGTCGTCCGGGCCGACATAGCGGTGCAGGTAGGGGTTGTTGGCGCCGGTGGAATGCACCTGGATGCCGCCGGGCGGGCCGGACTTGCTGGTCTTGTAGCAGTCCGCCTGGGTGAAATACAGGCGGTGGATGGTCAGCTGGCGCATGGGATCACCTCCTTCGGGCAGCGCGTTTAAAGTGTTAGTTCATTTTTCGTTCCCAGTAAACCCTTTGATTTATAAGGGTTTCCGGGAATCTCCGCAGAACACTCTTTAAATCACTGTTCATAAATAATCTCAAGTCCGTATGCAACAGCAGCGTCATGTTCAATTTTGCATCCTCTGGCATTTTCCCATCCCTTGCAGAAATAGGCCGCATGACACAGGCTCATATTTTCTAGAGACTTCGCCAAGAAACAAAGCGGAATCTGAACAACGCCCCGCTCTTCCATCTTTTCCTTGGAATACCATTCATCTGTGAATAACGTGTTCACGATCTCATATCCTTTTTCTTTCAGCACCTTGATCGCCCGTTCTCTGGTTTCAACGATTTCTTCCTCGGTTTTTCCAGCCATCGGCTGAGACAGCATAGCTTTCATTTCGTTTCTTCCTTTCAACTTGACAGATGTGTTATCATGGCCTTGAGGTGATACGTATGGACAACGAACCACGTACCAACCGGGGCCGTCCGCGCTTTGGCGATCCACCCAAGCCTAAGGTGGTGAAATTCTCAACCAGTCTCCCGCCCGATCTCTATGAACGTCTGGAGAAGTTCTGCGAAGATGACGAGCGAGACAAGGCATGGGTGATCAAGAAGGCCGTGGACTCATGGCTGACGGAGAAGGGCTACTGAGGGTAGCCCCTCTCTTTTATTGTTGTTCTTCGGTACTACTGGTGTTCTTCGGTATTACTTAAAGTGTTATTTAAACGATTCCGATTCGCCCGCCGTCTGCATCCCCCGGAGCAATATCTCGTCCGCTACCCTGTGCAACAGCTCCACCAGCTCCGGGAGACTCAAGCAGCTCAGATTATCCTCATTCGGGCTGGTGTTCCGGGTCATTGTCCAGCATCTCCTGCACAGCCGCGCGCCACCGCTCCGGCACTTCGTCGATGGTCATGATCCCCGCCTTGATCCTACGATAATAAATTTTTGCCATTTTCGTTCCTCCTTTACTCTCCGACCAATTCCGCGATTTCAACCAGTGCGTCATCCTGCGCGGCTACCATGTCCGCAACCTCGACCAGAGCTGCTTCAAGATCGTCATTGCGCTGACGTTCCTGCGCCAGCTCCGATGTCAGTCGATTAACCCGGCCTTCCTCCGCAAGGGGTAACAGCCTTTTTACAATCTTCAGCATCCGTTTCCCATCCTTTCCACAGGTTTTGATAATACCTGGCAATGCTTCTTCCTGGAGTTGGTATCTCATGGCCCTGTTGATCTGGTTTGTCTCGGCATTGATCTTGTTCGCTGCCCACGCTTTTTCGTAAATATCCATAGAGTAGGATTTGATCCTTTTTATCAGATCTTCGTCAACTTCCGGATCAAACACCTTTTGGTTCTTTACAATCAATGCCGTATACGCCGCGAGGGCTTGCGCCTTTACATGCACCTCAAGACGGCCTTTGTGCCTTTCAGGTTCTACGACACTCATACCACTTCCCTCCTTGAGGGGGCGCTTACGCGCCCCTATTGTAGATTATGAGATTACACAAGCCGGCTGGCTCGCAAAGCTGCTGCCCGCGGAGTAGCCGCTGAGGTAGCCTGCGGAGTGCACATACCACTCGACGTTCGAGTTGCCCCGATTCGCAGACCGCAGGCGTACGGACGCAGCAGAGCCGCTCGGATTGTTGATTCTGCGGATCTGTCTCGCCGGGTTTGCGTTATCACTCGATCCGTTTGTAGGAGCATCCAGCCCTGTGATCTCTTTCCAGTAGGGGAAATACGCCCCTTCAACGCCAGCCGCCTGAGGAACGCCGTACACCTCCTCCAAAGACTGTAGGAAAAACTTATCATACATAACATCTGTCACGCCGCCATCGGTGACGGTGTTGGTAGAAACCCGGATTTTTACAGGCTGAATCACCTCAAGAAAATCGCTGTCCAGCCCGGCCATGAATCCGGCTCTGCTGGCCAGCTGGCTCGGGGCAACATCGCCATAGTGGGTTGGCACCCACCAGTCGCCAGCATCCGCATCGCTGTTGAGCCATTGCCGTTGCGCGCTATCCCTGTAGCGGTTATACCCGTATTGATACGCGCCGCTAGAGTTGATCGTGCCTTTTTTGATGGTGTCATAGCTCCCAAAGGGGATCGCATCTCCTGCCGCCAGATTGAGCATCGTGTAGGTAGACCCACTCACGCCGCAGTAGTAATATCCATCTTCCGCTACGGTTTCGTCATCCGCTGTGATGACCACGCCCTCTGCGGCGTCAAACTGGATATCTTCAATCGTGGCGTATTTCGCGCCCAGCCACAGTCCCGGATGGACACTCCCATCCTCATGTTCGCATTCCCGGTCATTGTCCAGCACAACCCACGGGAAATCGTAGACAGTACCGTCCAGCGTATACTTGCATACCAGCTCTATCCCGACTGGGTATTTTGCGATCAGGGCTTCTCTGGACAACTCCACCACATCCAGCCGCACCCGATCCCATGTGCTTTTTGCAAGCGTTTCTGCTATTTCTCGCAGTTTCCCGTTGCGTCTCTGGATTTCGTCCTTGACCAATCCCAATGTTGCGTCAGTAATCAGCGCCATTATGCCACCTCCGTAATTCTCTCTTCGATCTCAGCCCGGATAACCTCAAGCCATTCCACCTCGTCCACCAGCCCATCGTGGATATCGGCCAGCGTCTCGTCTGTGGGAAGCTCCGTTAATTTATACAGCAACCCGTAAAGCAGTTCTGTCTCCGCAAGCTCTGCCGCCAGCAGTTCTGCTCCAGTCTCTTCGTTCGGTGCGGATTCAATTGCGCTCTTTAAATCAGTTACGTCGCTCTGGATCGGGGTCAGCGCGGCGGTCAGCTCGGCCTCGGTCACCTCGCCGGGGTCGCCCTTCGGGCCTTGCGGGCCGGTGGGGCCGGTGGCACCCGTGTCGCCACGGGGGATTCCCAGGGTCAGCACGTCCGCGTCATAGCTGGCGGTGGCCTGAGAGCCCGCCGGGAGGGTCTGCGCCTCGGCGGTCACTCCGGTGAACTCGGCCAGGGCCGCCTCAGCTGCGGCTTGGGCGTCCTCGGCCTTGCCCTGGGCGGTCTCAGCCGCGCCCTGGGCGGCCTGCGCCCCGGCCTGGGCCGTCTCGGCGGCGGTCTGGGCGGCTTCCGCTCTGGTCTGCGCCGTCTCGGCCGCGGTCTGGGCGGCTTCCGCTCCGGTCTGCGCTGTCTCGGCGGCGGTCTGGGCGGACTGCGCCCCGCGTTTGGCGGTCTCGGCTGCCGCCTGGGCGGCTTCCGCTCCGGTCTGGGCCGTCTCAGCGGCGGTCTGGGCGGCTTCCGCTCCGGCCTGGGCCGTTTCGGCTGCGCCCTGGGCGGCCTGTGCCCCGCGCTCGGCGGTCTCCGCGCCGCTCCGGGCTGCTTCCGCTGCGGCCTGCGCCGTCTCGGCGGCGGTCTGGGCGGCCTGTGCCCCCTGCATGTGCTGATTCGCCAGCTCGGCGCTGCCCTCGGCCAGTTCAGCGGCACCGGCCGCGGCCTCCACGTCGGCGGCGGTCTGCTCCACGGCGCTGTTCAGGGCGGCGATGGCCTGGGTGATGGCGGACTGCTCCACCGGCGTGGGCGGATCGTCGGTGATGGCCGCCCTGCGGATCACCGGGATGGTCACGGCGTACTCGGTCTCGCCGTCCTCCTCGCCGGTGTGCAGAAACAGCCAGACGTAGACCGGCAGGCCGGTGGTCAGCAGCGCGTCCGGGATGGTGACGCCCTCGGCGTCGCCGATCTGGGTGACGGCCTCGCCGTGGGGTTCGTTGCTGAAATGCACCTCATAGGCCTGCGGCAGGTCGATGCCGACGAACTGCAATAGCTGGCCGTAATCGTACTGATACAGGGGCGCGGTGCGGACAGAATAGCCCTGGGACAGATCGGCGGCGGTGATGTTGGACATGGCGGCCATGGCGGTACCTCCAATGTAAAAATACGAACGTTCGGGTTTTTACGGGCAGACGGCCACCCAGGCGATGCTGCGGGAGCTGCCCAGGTTGCGGTCGCTGGCGTTGGCGTTGTAGAGCTGGATCGTGCAGCCGGAGGTGGTGACGTCCTTGACGCGGTTGACGTACAGATCCGGGGTGGCGCTGGCCTGGTATATGTTGGCCACCACCACGGGGATGGAGGCCAGGGCCTTCGGGAAGGTGACGGCGAAATCGGTGGTGGTTCCGGCGGCGCAGGTGCCGCGGATGATCGTCCCGGCGGCGTATTTGGGCAGGGCCGCGGGATCGTCCCCGCCGCCGCCTCCGCCGCCGCCGGAATCGCCGCCCAGGCCCAGCACGCTGACGGTGGCCGAGACCCGGACGAAGCCGTCCTGGATGGTGAGGATCTTGCCGGAGACCTGGCTGACGGCGGACAGGCCGGTGAGCCGGTCGCGGACGGGGATGCGGTCGCCGGGGAGCAGATCCACGCCCAGGCGCAGCTCGTCCACCGTCAGGCTCTGGACGGGGCCGGTCTGCAGCAGGCGATCCACGCCGGAGCGGATCAGCTGGGACTCGCTCTCGGCGTTGGGATAATCCAGCAGCACGGTGCGCATGTCCTCGGGCTCCAGCGTCTCCGGGCGCTCGGTGTAGACGGTATCCCCTACCCGGTAGAGGTTGAGCACGGTGCGCTCGGCCAGCTCTCCCCCGCCCAGGATCAGGCAGTGGTTGGCCAGCTCCTCGTTGCCGAGCTGGGAGGTAAAATCCACGTCGTAGTCCTGGCTGATCTCCACGGTGCCGGTCAGGTCGCTGATCGGCTCGGCGGACAGGCGCGCGGTTTTGGCGGCGGCGTCATAGGCCACGGCCAGCCGGAGGCCCACGGCGTCCAGAGAGCCCTGCAGGCCCTGGGCCATGGTCTGGTAGCGGTATTTGGCCGAGACCGTGACGCCGGTATCGGCGGTGGAAACGGTAAACAGGCTGCCGAAGCTGGTGCCCACCACCGCGCGGATCAGGGCGTTGGCCTCCTCGGTCAGGACGAGGTAGGCCTCCCCCGCTGGCGGGCTGATGCGCCGCTGGAACAGCAGCCCGCGCCAGGTGGGCCCGCGCAGGGTGACGCTGCCCTCCGCCGTGCTGTGGCGGATCAGGGTGACAGGGCCGCCCCACTCGGTGCCGGGGCAGTAAACGAAATGCCCCTCCAGGATGGGCTGGGCGGCCCAGACGTCCTCCGGCAGGGTGACAGACCAGGTGTTGTCGATCAGCTGGGCCGAGGGATCCACGCTGATCTGCATATCCCCCGCGGCGATGTAGGGCAGCGCGCGCAGCTCCCGGCGGTCGGCGTCGGCGTGGATCCAGGTGCTCATTCTGTCCACAGCAGTTCGCTCCTTCTGTGTATCAGGGTGATGTTCAGCGGATAATCGCCCGAATAGACCAGGGCGTTCTCCCCCACCGGCACCGGTGCGAAGATATCGTGGTCCTTGTCCCGCAGGTCGAAGGCGTTGACCCGGGTGCCCACGCCGTCCAGGGTGTAGATCTCCCGCCGGGGCTGGTCGATGACCAGCCGCTGGCCGGAGGCCAGGCTGACGGCCACGCCGTAGACGTTGCCGCCCAGGGAGATGGACGGATTGACCGCCGGGCCGTATACGGTGATCACCGCCGGGGCCGGGGCGTAATGGGTGTTGATGATCACGTTGCCCGCCAGGCCGGTGCCGTAGCGGTAGGCGTAGCGCAGGTCGTATTTTTTGCCGCCGTCCCCGGCGTACTCGCCGGAGCCGGGGTGGATGTCGAAGGAGGTGTCCTGGCACCAGTAGGGCTCCACCGCCAGCACCGTGAGGGTGCGGGTGGCGAAGGCGCTCAGGCGCGGATGGGCGGGCTGGCCGCCGCTGACGGCCAGATAGCAGACCAGATACTGCTGGCCGGCGTACAGCCGCCCGGGCTGCCCGGCCACGTTGTCGGCGTCTGTCACGGCGTGCAGGCTGTTGATCCGGTCGAGGAAATCCTGCCGGCTGCGGCCCCGGAGGCGCACCTCCAGATCAAAGGTGCGGGGGCGGCGGGCGAAGTTTGCCGCCCGGCCGCCCTGGCCGCCCATGGCGGCGGTCAGCTCATACTCCCACTCCCAGGTGTGCAGCTGGGCGGGATCCACGAAGCACAGATCGTCGCCGTTCAGGATGAACTCCGCCCCGGCGTGGTTGATATAGCTTATATTCATCACACGTACTCCCTCACGGCGCGGCCCAGCTCACGGTCGTTGAGCCGCAGGATGATGGGCCGGTTGTCCCGCAGGGCGGCCGCGGGAGCGCTGCCGCCCGCCCGGGCCCTGGCGGCCACGGTGAGGCTGTCGGCGCCGGCGGTGACGCTGCCCACGCTGGGCATGGCCCCGTCCATGGCCTGCTGGATGTAGCGGGCGCTGTCGGTGATGCCCTCGGCCACGCCCAGGCCCATCATCAGGCCCACCTTGTCCCGCATGACGCGGGAGGGGCTGTGGATGCCGAGCAGATCCAGCACCCAGCCGAACACGGAGCCCAGGGCCTCCTTGATCTTCTCCCACAGCCAGGAGATGGAGCCCTTGATGCCTTCCCACAGGCCCACGATGATATTTTTTCCGGCTTCCAGGAGCTTCGGGGCCAGCTTGAGCAAGCCCTCCACGATGGCCTCAATGATCTTGGGCACGTTGGCGGCCAGATCCGGGATGGCCTGGATGATGCCGTCGATGATGGCGATGAGGATATCCACGCCACTTTTCAGGATCTCCGGCAGGTGCTTGACGATGGTCTGCAGCAGCTCCCTGATCACCTTGGTGATGGTCTCGGTGATTTTGCCGATATTGTTGGCGATGCCCTGCACCAGGTTGGTGATGATCTTGACGCCGGTCTCCAGGATCTTGGGCAGCATGTCGTTGAGCAGTCTGACCGCCGTATCGCAGAGGTTCGTGATGGCGGCCTGGAATTTTTCCTCGCTGCCCTCCACGCCGTTGACCATGCCGATGGCGGCCTCCACCACGGAGGAGAAGCCGTCGGTCAGCTCGGTGACCGCCGGGGCGAACTGGGCGGCCACGGTGTTTTTAAGGCCTGTGATGGTGGAGTTGCAGCGGTTCATCGCGTCGTCCACGCCGCCCAGGGCGGCCATGGTCTGCTCGCTCATGATCAGGCCCGCGGACTGGGCCTGGTCGCCCAGCTGCCGGAAGGCCTCGCTGCCGGCGTTGATCAGGGGGTTCAGTTTCTGGGCGCTCTCCCCGAACAGCGACATGGCCAGGGCGTCGCGCTCGGTCTGGTTGGCCACGTTGCCCAGGGCGTCGATGGCTTCCCACATGACGGTCTCGGCGCTCTTCATATGTCCACCGGAATCCTTCACGCTGATTCCCAGCTGGGCGAATGCCGCGGAGGTCTTTTCGCTCTCGCTGGTCATGTTGGCGGTCAGCTTGGTCAGGCTGCCGGTGATGGTGCTGACCTCGGTGTCGATGAACTGGGAGGCGTACTCCCATTTCTGCAGGTTGACCACGTCCACATTGGACTGCTCGGCGATGGTGAGCATGGTGTCAGCGTAGCTGCCCGCGGCGGTGGTCAGGTCGAAGATGTATTTTCCGGCCTGGACGCAGCCGTCGCAGAGGGATTTCAGAGCGCTGATGGTCGTGCCGATCGCAGTCTGTGCCAGATCGACAGCGAACGAAGTGGCGGCCGCCAAGACCTTGACAGGGACGGAATCCATGACCTTGTTGACCGTATCCCATGCCGCCCGAAGACTTTCGACGATGCTTCTCCCGTTGTTCATCTGGGCATTCGCGCTCGAGATGGCCGCCTGGGTCTGGCTCATCTTGCTGGACAGATTCGCCACCACAGTAACCTGCTTGTTATAAGCATTGGTGGCCGCGTCGATTTCTGCCGCGTTGCCGGAAGCCTTCGCTTCCTGCATTTTCTGCGCCAGCTCGTCCAGCCGCTGCTGGGCGTTCTGGTACTGCTGGGAGAGCAGCTCCAGTTTATGATTGTTCGCATCAATGGAAGCGCCGAGAAGTTCGTTTTTCTGAGCCGTCGCCGCCTCGCTGTCGCCCAAGGCCTTCGCGGCTTCCTCGGCGGCCTTGATGCCGTTGCCGAAGGACTTGATCTGGGCGTCGATGGCCTGGATCGCCGAGTTAAACGTTTTTTCGCCTTCGACCTGGATGCCCAGGCTGATTACCGATCCGGCCACAGTATCACCTCATTTTCAGCATTTTCATAAATTCGTCCCGGTCGTTCTTCGGGCTGCGGGGCGGGCGGTACTCGAAGCCCTCGGCCTTGATCTGATGCACGCTGATCAGATCCAGCAGCTCGCACAGGGGGATCAGCATGGTCTCCTCATAGGTCAGGCCCATATGCAGGCCGTACCAGGTGAACCACGCGGAGGTCAGTTGGTCGGGGCCGTTTCCTCGCCGCCCGCGGGCTTTTTTGGCGGGGCGGCGTCCACCTGCCGGTCGCCGATGATCAGGTCGGCGATCACGGCCTGGAAGCGGGCCAGGTCGCCCGCGTCGGTCAGGTCGCGCAGCTCCTCCAGGCTGATAGCCGGGTATTCGCCCAGGCCCTTGCGGGCGGCGTAGCGGGAACCGCAGGCGATCATCAGCTGCATCATGGCGCAGATGTCGCTCATGGGGGTGGAGGACTCGTTCAGGCGGGTGTAGTCGATGCCCTTTTCCTCCAGTCCCACCAGGACGGCGTTGGAGAAGACGGCCATGTAGTCGGCGCCGTCAATGGATACGATGGCATGTTTCATGGTTGCACTCCTGTTCTGTGATGGTTTCGTTCGATGGCCATGCTGGCGCCTGTCGTGAACCTCATCCGTCACGCCTGACGGCGTGCCACCTTCCCCAGAGGGGAAGGCTTTCGCACCGGGGAGATTTCCGGGCGCTCAAAGCCCCATAGGGGAAGGCAAAAACCGCGACGTCGCGGTATTTGAAAATACGCCCCGCGCTGGGCGGGGCAGAACCTCATCCGGCCGCAAGCGGCCACCTTCCCCAGAGGGGAAGGCTTTGGCGCTGCCTGGCGGGCGGGAGGTCAACGTTAGGTGATGTTGAGGGCGGCCTTGATGTAGGCTTCCGCGGCGGCCTCGGTGGCGAACTCGGCCCAGTCCATCCAGAGGGCGGGCGTGGCGTCGTTGCGGAGGATCGTCGCGGTCAGCTCGTTGCCCTCAAACTCCACCGTCTCGCCCTGGGTGGCGAGGCTGAGGCTGGGGATGGCGAACTGCACCTTGTAGAGGATCACGGCGGTGTATTTGGCCTGGCCGTCCACGACATCCTTGCGGATGGTGCCATAGCCCACATAGGGCGGGGTGAGGTCGGCGGGGAACTGGATATGATTCCCGGCGTTGGGGGTGGTGATCGCCGCCACCTCCAGGCCCAGGATGGCGGCCACGGGGGCCAGGCTCAGGCGGTCGTTGGTGATGGTCAGGCTGCCGCCGCCGAACACGGCAGCGGACTCGGCGGGGCCGTTGTCGGCATAAAAGATATCGGGATCCGAATCTTCCAGCTCGATCTCGGCGTCCACGGCTTTGCCCAGCAGGCCGCCGTTGGAGTAGCTGATCACGCCGTCGGTCACGGCGTAGATGGCATAGTAGGATTTGCTGAGGCCAGTGCGGGCCATAGCTGCTCCCTCCTTTATTTCAGGTATTTTTCGATGCACTCGGCGGCGCCGGCGGCCATGGCGGCCTTGGCGGCCTCCTCGGCGCGCTTGCCCGCCCGGCGGACGAAGTCGTTCTTTTCGCGGACTTTGCTGCCCCCGGCCACGGAGGCGGCGATGATCGGCGTCGGCAGGCCCTCGGGGTATCGTTTCGTCCGCAGCTTGCTGTAGCCGGTAAAGCCCACGCGGACGGTGACGGTGCCGTTTTTCTCCTCCATGCGGGTGACGCCCATGCCGTCCAGCAGGGCCTGCTTTTCGGTGGGCTTTACCACCCGGCGGCGCTGGCCCTCCGGCATATAGCCGGACTGCTCCGGCAGGTTTTGGATCTCCTGGCGCAGGGCGTCGGCCAGCACGGCAGCGCCGTCATAGCAGGCGGCCTTCGCTACCGACGCGCCCTTGCTGCCCAGCATCTGGAGCGTGGTGCTCCAGTCCTCCAGACCCTTGACGTTGAGCTTTGGCATGGTACCTCTTCCGGCGCGCGGGCCGTGTCAGTCGGTCAGGATCGCCTCGCAGGCGAAGACGTGGCGGATGTAGTCGGTGCCCGCCACCTGGGAGGTCTCCCAGGTGTAGGCGATATCCGGGCAGGCGTCCAGGGCGGCGTCGATGGCGGCCGCCGTGGGATCGTCCTCCAGGCGGGTGTAGCGCCGCACCTCAAAGGTCAGCTTGCGGGCGGCATAGCGGTTGTCGGCCACCAGCCCGGGGCGGCCTGTCTCCTCCCAGATGGTGTAGTTGCCGGTGAGGGCCGCGGACATGAACCGGCGGATTCCGGGGTCTGCGGCGGTCAGCAGGGCCTTGACGTCCTGTACGGTCACGGGCTCACCTCCCGCAGGGTCAGGTCTGTGATGGCGGTGGGGCCGTCGTCGTCATAGCCGTGATAGGCGCGCTCCACGGTGTAGACCCGGTCGGCGGGCGCGCGCAGCGCCCAGGAGGCCAGGGAGCGCAGGATGACCACGTCCCGCTGCCGGATGTCCCGGCACTGGTGGACGCGGATCCGCGCGTCGGTCTGCAGGTCGATCCTGTCCTCGGTGGGGCTGGCCGGGGAGGTCTCGAAGGACAGCTCCCCGTACCAGCTGCGGTGCAGCGGGGTGTATTCCAGGGCCGGGATATCCCCGGCGCTCGCCGCGTCGGCGGCGCGGAAGACGGTGCAGATGCCCTTGTCCAGGATCACGCCTGCCGCCTCCTCTCGCGCAGGAAATACTCCCGCCGCCGCAGGCGGAGCCAGTCCGGCATGCCGGTCTGGCTGTCGCGGCACTGGTACTGCCAGACGGCGTAGTCCACCGCCAGCAGGGTGTCCTGGGTGGAATCGGTCAGTGTGATGCCGGTGTCGGCCAGCTCCCGGATGGCGCCCTCGCAGCGGGCCAGCAGGTAGTCGTCCAGACTGGTGTCCTCGGGCAGGCGGTTAAGCCTTGCCTTTACCAGCTCGAGCACGGTGCGAACGTCCACGGCTGCCATCACGGTCACCTCCGTCGGGTTTTGGGTCAATGGGGTCTGGGATCTCCTCGATCAGCCCGGCCAGCCGGGCCGCGTGCCCCGCCGGGGGCTCATACCCCGGGCGGGGCCAGGCGCTGCCTGCGGGATACAGGCGGCACCCGTCCGCGGGATCGACGAAGGTCACGCGGGCGCGGCAGGCCATTAGTTGGCGGTGTCGCTGGCGAAGGTCATCGCGGCGGTGGGCGTCGCGCCGTTGATGCCGATGGCAACGAAGGCTTCTGCGATGGCGGGCGCGCCGTCATAGCGGGCGATGCCCTTGAACACGGTCTGATCCTGGAGGAAGCGCACATGCTCGCTGGTGGCGAACTGCTGGCCGGCGCGCTCCGCCAGGGTGTACAGATCGAAGTAGCCGGCGATAATCACGTTGTCGGGCACGAAGGACAGCTGCACGATATCGCCGCCCAGCACGGGCATGGTGTCGGCGATGCCGCTGACGATGCGGCCTTCGGAATCCACGGCCACGGTGGCGGCCATCAGGGCGGTGTAGGTCTTTTCGTTCATGACCCACACGCGCACGCCGCGGCTGTACTTGCCGCTCATGGCGCCGGAGGCGGTGATGATGGCGCTGATCAGGGCCGCGCCGGTGGCGCTGGCGGGGATGGAGATGATGTTGCTGGTGTGCAGATCAGCCCAGGGGCGGGCGGTGGCGGGATAGCCGGTAGGCGCCTCGGTCTGGACCAGGCGGGAGACGATGCCCTGGGGCATCTTCTGGGTGCCGCTGGCGTTGCGGCCGTACAGGATGGCCTTGTCCAGCGCCATGCCGATGGCCTGGCCAATGGCGGTCAGCACCTCGGCGGCCAGATCCACGTCGCTGTCCTCGCTGTTGGCGTTGCAGACCGCGAAGAAGCCGCCCACCTTGAAGCAGTCCAGCTCCAGGTCGTTAAAGCCCAGATTCAGCTCGTTCAGGTTGGCGCAGCAGTCCGTCCAGACGGCCTCGGGCACGGTGCCCATGATCAGCTGGCGGCCCACGCCGCTCACGGGGCGGACGTTGACGTATTTATAGAGCTTGGAATAGGCCTCGATGTTTTCACGCAGCAGGCCCAGCAGCACGGTGGGGATGGTCAGGCCCACGTTGGTCACGGCGCGCTTTTCCTTGATGGCGGTGCGGATGCCGGTCAGGTAGCTGGCCACGTCCTCGCGGGTGACGATGTTGGCCAGGCGTTCGCGGACGGTGCCGCGGGCGAAGATGTTCCTGTTCATGGGGTTCTTGCTCCTCTCTTCATTCTCGGCGGGCGCGGGTTCGGGGGCGGGGTTTGTCTCCTGGTCCCCCTCGGCCTCGGTCAGCTCGGCTTCCAGGTCATCGATGACCTTGCCCAGCTCCTCGGCGGAGGCTTCCAGCTTTTCCTTTTCCTCGATCAGGGTGTCCACGGATTCCTGGACGGTGGCCTGCTCCTCCTCGGTGGTCACTTCCTCTACGGCCTCGGCCAGCTCGTCCTCGCGCTCCTTCAGGACGAGCAGCTTGGCCCGGACTTCGTCCAGATCCTTTTTCTTGAGATCGATGCGCTTGCGCAGCATCAGGGCTTTAAGCGCCATGTTTCAAAACCTCCTTGGTCTTTTTCTTCCAGGCGTCCAGCCCGCGCTGGCGGATGTGATCCCGCTGGGCGGCCCTCGCCTGGATGGATGTCTCCTCGTAGGCAGGGAAGGTGCAGACGGAAACCTCGTACAGCCTGATCTCCCGGATCGTCCAGTGCACGGAGCCGTCCTCGCGGACTTCGGTGTCCTCGCGGACGATGTCAAAACCGATGGAGCACTGGTTCACGTCGCCGCGCATCACGCGGGCCCGGGCGTTCATGGCGTCGCCGTCGTTCGGATTGACGGTGATGTCGCCATAAAGCCCGTGCCCGTCCACGCGCAGCGCCAGCGTTCCGGCGGTCGTTCTCCCCAGCACCAGGGTGGTGTCGTGGTTGGTCAGGGCGCGGATGTCTCCGCCCAGCGCGCCGTCAAAGGCGCCCGGTGCGATGCTCTCGCTCATGCCGGGGCCGATGTCGTACACGCTGTCAAAAACGGCGAAGTAACCGCTGATGTGCAGCTCTTCGCCGTCTTCTCTCGTTTCAAACTTGGTGGGCACCGCCCGCAGCTGGCGGCTGCCCCTGTCCATCGTTTCCATGGCTGTCCCTCCTTAACGGGCATTTGTCGGCGGCGGGCGAGAGCGCCCACCAGCCCTTGCAGGTTTTAAAAAAGACGTGCCCGCAGGGCGCGTCCTGTTTGTCGCAGTGGATGATCATGCCGCTGACGTATCGGGCATGCGGGCAGGAGAGCGGGATGTTCATTCGGCCTGCACCAGCTTCTTTTGCTGCCCCGCCATATCGGAGGGGATGTAGTTCTCCAGCACGCGGTACTCCCGCAGGCCCGCCGGGGGCAGGTGCATGCGGTCGCGCCACTCGTCGCCGCAGACGTAGCCGCGGTCGGCGCCCGCCAGCAGGATCTGGGACACGGTGCCCAGGTCGTAGTCCAGCAGGCTCCAGTAGTTGAGCTGCAGGTACCATTTGGGGCTGAGGATCAGGGCGCGGGTCATCTCCTGCTGGATGATCAGCGCGATGGTGCGGACGGTACCCTGAATAAAGGCGTTCCACTCGTCCCTCTTAAACTCACCCACGCCCAGCAAGAAGGGCGGCACGCCGATCACCGAGGCCACGGCCCGCTTGTCCAGCTCCATGGTATCCCGGATGGCCAGGTCGGCCAGCGTCAGGGGCTTGACCTGCTGGATGTCGAACAGCTCGCCGGGGATGATCCAGGGCTGTCCCTGGTACTGGGGGTTGATGTAGTCCGCCAGCAGGGCGCTGCGGCCCTCGGGGGTCTGGAAGTCTGCGCTGAGGCCCGAGACCTTCACGATGATCGAGGGTTTCCATTCGCTGCTCATGAAGGCGTTCTCGGTTTTCTGGCCCTGTTTCAGGTTGGCCGCCACGTCCCGCAGCGTGACGGTGACGCCCTGGCCACGCCACAGCTCATGCGGGTCGGGGTTGTAGGCGAAATGCAGCAGCTCCGCCGGATCCCGGGGCACGCCGTCCAGGATGACCTGGTATTCGGTGCGGCTGGTGCCTAGCGGGCGGAAGCTGACCCGGTCTGCGGCTATGGGCTCGAGGCCGGTCAGCAGCCCGCCGTGGGTGTGCGGCATCACGATGCTGTTCCCGCGGCCATACAGCAGCAGGTTCATGACGATCGCCGTCATCCAGGGCGTGCGGGTCATGTTTTTCCACGGCGTGATGTCGATCATCCGGGAGAGCTCGTTGGTGATCCGCTTGTCGCCCTCGGCGGTGTTTTCCAGCAAATGGATGGTCATGCTGCCGATCAGCTCCGCGATGCGGAGGCAGGCGGTCTGGATCTCCGGGCAGTCGCTCAGGCGGGTGTAACCTTCGCAGAAAATGTCTTCCTTGCTGAGCCACAGGGCCACGCTGTTCCCGGCCGCGCTGTCCCGCCGCTGGGGCGCCGGGCGCTGCCGGTTTCGATGCTTGCTCATGGCGTTACTCCTTTACAGCGGGCCTGCCGAACCAGGAATCAGCCAGGCCGGATTTTTCGAGGTTTTCCAGCATGCGGACGCAGGCGAACACGTCGGCGTCAAACACGTCGATGCGGTGCTCCGGCTGGATTTTCTCGTACTGGATCATGTCGTCGGTCTTTTCGATGGCGCGGACGTTGGCCACGCAGTATTCATATGGTTCGGCGCCCAGATAGTAGAGCTGGTCGTTCTTCGCCTTCTGCTCGATGCGCCGGAAGCCCTCGGATTTCTTGTAGAAATACTGGGGCTGGTCAATGATGTTGAAGCCCGCCCGTTTCATTCCGACGAAATATTCGCGGCAGAATTTGCGGTCATGGCCCACCTGAGCGATGCGGAAGCCCATGGCCTTCATGGCCACAAACCAGGCGACCACGCTCTGGTGGTCGTTGGTGGGCGCGTTGCACAGCGTCAGCCAGCCGTCGTCCTTCCACCCAAACAGGGGGATGTTGTCCTCGTCGGCCTTGGCGGTCGCCGCCACGACGGGAAACCAGCAGTGCGGGATCACGATGTCGACATCCCGGTAGCAGCCATGCAAGGCGGCGGCGGTCAGGTCGTGCAGCTTCGACAGGTCGGCGCCGCCGTACCACTGGACGCCGGGGAGCCGGGCCAGGTGGCGCAGCTTCTTTTCCAGCGGCCAGGCGTACTCGATGCCCAGCGCCTGCTCCGCCCGGGTGTTGCTGCGGCGGAACTCATCCACGTTAAAATAGCTGCGCATGGACGATGTGAAGACGTTGAGCGAGCGGCTCAGGAAGTCCTTGCGCTGCTGGGGGTCGTTCTGGGCCTGGATGGCGTCGTTCATCATATCCGCGGGCCGGATGGTCACGCCGTAGTTCGGGTTGGCCTTGCGGTGCTGGATCTCGGAGGTGTAGTCGGTGTCGCCGTTTTCGTCCTTGTCCGCGCAGCAGATGAAAATAAAATAGGCATCGTCCTGGGCGATGCCCCGCAGCACCTTGCGGCAGTATTCCACGCGCTGGGCACAGAAGCCGGTGCCGTCGTCCCCGGCGGTGGTGATGGCGATGGTCAGCTTGTTGGTGTAGGCCTTCGATGCTTCCTTGATGCGGTTATACTGCGCCGGGGATTTATAAGCGTGGATTTCGTCCGCGATGCCCACGTTGCAGTTAAAGGAGTCCTGGTTTTTGCTGTCGCCGGCCAGGGCGTTCAGGCTGACGGAGCCGCCCGCCAGGTGGTCGTGGCTGATGGAGTGCTCCATGTTGTTGTCCACGATCCGCCAGCCGTCCCGGGCGGCGGCCTTCTTGCTGTCGTACAGGGAGGCGGTCACGTTATACTCCCAGGCGTCGAAGGTCTCCCGGGCCTGTTTCAGCGTGGCGGCCACCACGTAGACCTTGCTGCCGGAGGCCCGGTTGAGCAGAGCGATGGCATAGGCCAGAGCGGCCACGAAGCTGGTCTTGCCGTTTTTCCGGGGGATGAAGATCAGCGCTTCCTTCACCAGGCGCTCGTCGGTGCCATGGCGGAAGAAAACCAGCAGCCCGTAGACGCAGAACATCTGCCAGGGCTCCAGGCGCAGCTGCTGCCCACGGAGGGGCACGGCGTCCAGGGTCTCGCCCTGGCGGTGGCGCCAGGTGGCCTCGATGATGCCGATCACGAAATCGGCGTCATGGGTGCGGACGTCCAGATCGGGCCGGGAGAGCATGCGCAGGAAGCGGATGGCGCCCAGGATCCGGTCGATGCCCGCCACGGTCTCGCCGCAGGCGGTCTGGATCGCCCAGGTTATCACCTGATCGGCGTACTTTCCCCGGGGCCAGACGGCGGCCAGGCGCTCGCCCTCCGGGGTGATGACGGCGTTCGGCTGGACGGGATCACGGCGGCACAGGGCGCGGGCTTCCTCCTCGGTCAGGGGGACACCGGCGGGCGAGAGGATGTCACTCACGCACCCACCACCCGCAGGGCCTTGGCCAGGGCGCTCTCGGATTTATCGCCGGAGAAGATGTCATCGCGGATCTTCCGGGCGCCGTCCGCCGTGAGTCCCAGGGCCTTCTCGTAGTTGAGGGCCTGGTCGTTCAGGCGATCCAGCTCCATGACGCGGGGGTCGGTCTTCGTGACGGGGCCGTTTTTACCGTCATCCACCAGGACGGTGGAAAACTCGCCCTCGTCATAGGCCCGCTGGAGCTCGTCGATGCGGACATAGATGGCAGCCAGCCGGACGCGGGCGCGGCGGAACTCCGGCCGGTAGACGCCCAGGGACGCTGTGGCCGCCCGGATCTTTTCGGTGTACTGCTCCTTGGTCACATTTTCCACCTCCTTTCCAAATTTCCCCCGGGGAGGGAAGAGGG